AACGAGCCGGAAGATCACGATAACCATGCTGTAGATGCTATCCGCTATTATGTTTTGGGAATACTCCTTGGAAAGATCCAGAAGCCTATGCAGGGATTGGCAGCAGCATTTGCAAGATAAAAATCAATATTATGATAGAAATAATTGGGAATACACCAAAGACTCTGAATGATGTCCTCAATCTTGAGGATGAAGGTCAGAAAATAAATTATCTGAAAAAAGGCAGACGCTCTAATATCCCGGATGTCCAAAGACTCAGAAAATGCTGGGACCCGACACTCCATGATATTAATGATAAGAGCAAGTACAAGGACATCCATGTGCTGAAGAATACGGCTTATGATCAGTTTGATGATGTCTCAGAAAAGAAAGTTCACATTCCGCCTGAATATGAAACGAAAGAGCCGAACCGTATTGCGCTGCCTATTGAACAGGACCAGGTTAATATACATACTGCCTTTACGGTCGGGACAGAGCCGAAACTGGATTGTAATCCGTTTGATGATAAGGAAAGCACTGTTTTTAATGTCCTCAAGGCAATATTCAAGGATAATAAGCTGAAATACCAGAACAGGCAGATTGTACGTTCATGGCTTTCCGAGACAGACATTGCGGAATACTGGTATTTGGAAGAAGATGATAATTTCTGGAAGAAACAGTGGCGCAAGGATCATACGGTCTATGGAGATAAAAAGCCGAAGTACAAATTGAAATCGCAGATATGGTCACCGTTCAAGGGTGATAAGCTGTATCCGTTTTATGATGACAGTGGGAAAATGGTTGCTTTCTCCCGTGAGTATGACCGGACTGATTTAGACGGCAACAAGCATACTTGTTTCATGACTCTTACCGATAGCAACATATTCGTCTGGGATGATGTGGATGGAGTCTGGCAGATGGATAAGAAACGGTCGGGAAAGCATCTTTTCGGAAAGATACCTGTGCTGTATGCCGGCCGGGAAGATGCCTTGTGTGATAAGATCACCTCTGAGCGCAGACGTGTGGAGAAATGTCTTTCAGAATATGCCGACTGTATCGACTATCACTTCTTTCCAATCCTTATGCTCTTTGGTGAGCTTGACGATAAAGGAGTAGTGAGCACGGACATGCGTAACCGTATATTGAAAATGACCGGCGAGGATGCAAAGGCTGCATATCTGACGTGGAACCAGTCGGCCGATCCTGTTAAGCAGGAAGTAGAGACGCACCTTAACGAGGCGTATGCCCTTACCAATACCCCTCGTATATCCTTTGACCAGATAAAAGGGACGAATGCGCTCAGCGGAGTGGCTTTCAGATATGTTTTCATGGCTATTCACGGGGCTGTTGAGAATCATGCAGAAGTACTTGGCCCGTTCTTCCAACGGCGTGTTAACTTTCTCCTTTCCGCTATCGGGAGCGTAGATTCATATCTTGAGGAAGCTGCACAGTCCACGGATGTGGAGACGGAGATAGTGCCTTATATGATTGATTCTGTTGATGACAAAGTCTCTACGGCGGTAAAGGCCGTCAGTGGTGGCGTCTGGTCGACAGAGCACGGAGTAGCTTACTGTTCTAATTATGGCGAGACCAAAGATGAGGTAGAGCAGATTATGGAAGATCAGCAGAATAAGGCTGCACAATCTTCAAAGGATGATCAGAAAAAAGATGATCAGAAATAACGTTTTTTTCTTTTGAATACGGATGGCGATTGCCCGTGATGAGTGACCGCCATTTTTTATTATTTACAACGGCCTTCGTTGTAAGCAGCACGGTACCAAATCACTTCTGCACCTTTATACCCTTTTGTAACTTTACATAAAGTTTAAATCAAAACAAAATCGGATGAATATCTACGAAAAAATTTTAGCAGCACTCAAAACCAAATTCGTTGGGGTTGATGATGCTGTTCTCCAGCGGATTGCAACGAATAAATCCCAAGGGGTAACGGACGAGAAGCAGATTACGGCTATTGTAGACGGCATCAAAATTTCGGACGTGTTGAAAAGTTACGGTGACTACCGGGCAGATGATGCACAGAAGACCGCAGTACAGAACTACGAGACGAAGTACAACATCAAGGACGGGAAAGCTATTGTGGATCCAAAAAAGAAACCGGTTGTCAAAACTCCTAATGCGACTCCACCGAAGCCGGAAGATAAACCGGATGTCTCTGAGCAAATATCCACGGCACTGGAAAAGGCTTTAAAACCTATAACGGATCAGCTTGTTTCCTTTAAAACGGAGGCAAAGCAGAAAGAGTGGGGCGCAAAGGTTGAAGAAGCAGCCAAGAGTTTCAAAATTCCGAAGTTTGCGTATCAAGGCAAGACAATCCCCGAAGATACGGATTTGAACAAGTACTTTACTGATTTGAAGCAGGAGATGGCTAACTCTGGATTCGCTGTTACCGGCAAGCCTGACGAGGCAAGCAAGGACACGAAGACGGAAATGGGAAACATCGCAGCGGAAATCAACAAGGGTACAGATGCGATTGTCAAGGAAAGAGAAACCAATAAAAATTAAAAATCATGGCATCAGGATTTGTTTATAATCTTCCGCCAAAGGAAGAAGAGGAAGAGCGGTACGATGTCTCAAGCGGTGTACGTCGGAGAGGACCGTATGTCTTGAATGTTGACGGGCTTGCAATAGGCTCGTGGGTACCATCATTTATCCCTATCGCAGCCGATCTTGTAAAGAAAACGGCTAATATCGTGGTAAACGTGCTTGTGATGTCTGACGTCGGAGCTACAGATACGACCATTCAGATCAAGAAGGGCTCGTATCTGACTAAGGGTATGTTTATCGGAAATGGCAGTGCAGGAGCAACGGTCGTTTCCATTAACAATAGTAACGAAGCATACGACGTCGTTACTATTGATGCAGCTATGGGCGCAGTTTCGGCATTGTCAGTCCTGTTTCAGGCAAAGACTAAGGCAGGAAAGGCTCCTGTTAATGTGGCTAACTCCGCACTTTACGAAAACCATAAGGTCACGGTAGGCATCAATAACGTAGCCCTTTTGCAGAAGGCATTTGAGATTGAGCCGGACAAGCTGGCCGTTCCATTCTCTGCAAATGACAAGGCCAATTTGCCTTATTTTCAGTTTAACGAATAAAAGCAGAAAGGAGAATATATGTTACTGACAATACAAGACTTATTTAACAGCACTGAAATTGTAGGTGCTATCATCAATCGTGTAAATCAGACCAAGAAGGATACAGTCTACTGGAAACAGTTCATGCACTTTGATCCGACTACTACCCGTGTGTTCAAGGATTATATCGGCCGTACAGAAGGTGTCACCGCCGGTTCCATCAATTCCCGTTTTGGTGAAAAGCCTATCCGGGAAAGAAGGAACATGGGCTCTGGTATCGGGGAGGTTGCTTACCTCGGTGACCGGTATCAGATGAGTGTTGACCGCATGAGCACCTTGCAGGACTTGCTCGACAAGTTCAATGCAGCAGGTGTGGCGCAGCAATCCGCAGCCATCAACAACATCGTCAATTTCCTGTTGGATGACTACCGGCAGGTTACTCTTGCAGCCCATAAGCGCATGGACATCGTTGTAGGCTCGTTGTTGATGACTGGAAACGCAACTGTCCGCAATAAGGATGCAGCAGTCGAAAAGGACTATGCTACTCCATTACTGGACATTGATATTCCTCTGAATGTTGTTACGCCGGTTGACGCAGATGTGACATCAGACGGAAAGAAAATGCTCGTTATGTGGCTGATGGGTGAGCTGGATAAACTTACTCCGGATTATGGAAAGTATACCAAGATGATCATGAGCCGAAAGACTTTTGTCAATCGTATTTTAGGATCTTCCGAATTTGGAGATAAGTTCAAGATGCAGTTGCAGAACAATTCCATGTATACGTCTACAGGATTGATTACGTCTGAACTTGCATCACAGTTGTTCACCGGACTCGGACTTCCGGCCATTGAGGTCAAGGATGACTATGTAAAGGATCAAAGCAAGAAGAAGGTTCAGGTGTATGCGGATGACCATATCACGTTGCTTCCACAAGATCAGATAGGACGTATGAGACACCACACGCCTTATGAACAGACTGATCCCGAACCGGGCGTCAACTACACTCCTACAGGAGAAGGGCAGATGCTCGTTGACGGTTATCGTGACCATAACGGACGGTATCTTGAGTATACTTGTGAATGGGTTCCGCAGGTTGATGATCCTACCGAGATTACAACTATCGACTTATCAAAACTTTCTGCATGGAAGTAAATGATTATATCTCACAGAAGTTTCAGTCCTTCGGCATCAGTTTGCCGGAGGCTGATATTCTTGACATTCAGCTTTCTTCCGGAGAAAGTGCTGATGCTGAGGTGTCGAAAAGCAATCTCACGCCCATAAACGTGGCTATTGTGAGATACATTCCTACACTTCTTTTGAGATATAACTCGCATTCCGTGTCAGAGAATGGCTTTTCACGGTCGATGAGCTGGGACACGCAGGGGATAAGGGACTATTATTCTATGGCGTGCAAGCAATATGGATTGAAAGATGAATTGAGTCAGAAAGCGAGGATAAGTTTCTTATGATGGAATGTGCTCCGCATACATTGATGAAGGAGACGGTTTCTAAACCGCAGTACGACCAGTACGGCCGGCAGGTTTCAGAAGGGGAAAAGACGTGGACTGAAGTGTGCAAATGTTTCTGTCACGATAACTCACAGATGAAACAGGTCGCTGTCAACGGTGAATTATGGACTTACAGCTATCATGTAGTATATGAGGGTGCTAAGATACCTCTTAATACTCACGTGAAATGTGTGGACTCTGAAGGAAATGTTATCGGAGAGGGTAATATAAAGAAGAATGCCGAGTGCTATTCTGACGAACTTAAAGGAATGTGTGACATCTGGCTATGATTGTAACTACCGATATTGAGGATATTATACTTGCTGCCTGTCAAGGCTTCGGAATCAGCAAGACCACTACCGAGACGCCGATTATTGACGACACTATGAACAGCGGACTTACTGAGGAGATGATCATCATCCATGCGAAGGCACAGCAGGACGGAAAGTACTGGCTTCCTTCATTTGTCGAGGTTAATGTCTGTGTCCCGGACTTCAAAAGCGGAAGCAGGAACAGAAACAGGCTGAACACTCTTGAGAGAATGGCCGAGGAAATATTCCTTAAACCAGTTGCAGGCGTTCATGACGGAACGAGTTATACTTATTCCCGGTACTCTATAGGCATTGAGGCTGATAGTAACTTCAAATGCCATTATGTAAATTGTAGATTATTGTTTAATGTTTTAAATGTTTGATTTATGGATTGTGCAGGAATCAAGAAAATTGTATATGATGATCCGAGCGTGGTCACAGCTGCTATTACTCCGGCTACTGCAAAAGCACTTATTCAGGCTGCTATTACCGCAGGCAAGGTAGTACCTAATGTGCATCAGGATACATGGAGCCTTGATGAGGCAGAGAGTGCACCTACCGGA